CCTGGCCCACTGCAACTTAGTTGCATGGCCGGGTTTTCTATTGACGGCACGTTGAAAAATTGTTATAATAGACACATAATAAAAACAATTGTTACAGTTAGATTTAAATAACTAACCGTTGCAATAAAACAACAACGCATTTGACAAAACAAACAATTTAACTTATAATACACTTTTACTTACACTTATTAAGGACTTTACATTATGGCAAAAGCAAATACTAAACCCAGTGCAGTTAGCAATTTAATTGAATTTGATTCAGAAGCAATTCGTGCACGTGAAGCAGAAGTTGCACGTGAATCCGATGAATCAATTATGACAAGACTACGTGAACGTTTTGAAATTTTAGATCACATGACACAAGCAGTTAAAGATGGTAATGTCCGTGCTATGATTGTTAGTGGTCCTCCAGGGGTTGGTAAATCTTTTGGAGTTGAGTCTGTATTAGAAAAGTCAGACTTGTTTAATAAACTTGCAGAGAAGAAGCCAAAGTTTGAAATTGTTAAAGGTGCTATGAGTTCAATTGGACTATATGCTAAGTTGTATGAGTTCAGTGCTCCAGGCAATGTTGTAGTGTTTGATGACTGTGATAGTATTTTAATGGAAGATTTGTCACTAAACATTTTAAAAGGTGCATTGGATAGTAGTGCAAGACGTTGGATCAGCTGGAACACAGATAGTCGTATTTTACGTAGCGAAGGTATTCCAGATCGTTTTGAATTTAAGGGTGCGGCAATTTTTATTACTAATATTAAGTTTGAAAATGTTAGATCTAAAAAGTTGCGTGATCACTTAGATGCTTTAGAGTCACGTTGCCATTACATTGATTTACAAATGGATACTACACGTGAAAAGATTTTACGTATCAAACAGATCATTACTGATGGTATGTTAGACAGATATGATTTTGATAATGTAGAAGTTGTTAGAGATGAGATAACAGAATTTATCGAAACTAACAAAGACAAACTTCGCGAACTTAGTTTGCGTATGGTACTTAAATTAGCAGACTTGCGTAAGAGCTTTCCTACAAACTGGCAAGCAATGGCACGTACAACTTGTATGAAGCGTGGTGTTTAATATGTGGGAGTTTTTAACAGGTACCTTTATGCAAAGGGTTGTTATTTTCGGTGGTATAGGAGCAGTCCTATCCACTGCGGATATATTCTATGATGATTTTAGACTTTGGGCAATTATAATTTTTGCTTGGCTTTTAGAATATATTGCACATAATGAGGGCATGCATCAAGGAGTTAACAATATGTTAAACTTAAGTTTGATGCAGCTGTCAAAGCTCAAGACTATGATGGATTCTGTAGAACAGGGTAACGATCACAGTGAAGAAGAAATTAACAACATTATCAACAAGGAAGACGACAATGAGCACAAGTAAATGCCAATGGATAGGTAATAACCCTAAATTAACTCCTGCATGTAATTGTAATGCAGTTCCAAATAAAAGTTATTGTGAGAATCATGTTTGGCTAGTTTACAAAGAAGGTAGCCATTTGCGTACCCGTAAAAAGGATATTCGTGTTGCAAATGCTGTGTGGGATTTAGAAAATGAATTTGCTGAAGCAGTAGCAGAATTGGAGTTAGAAGGATTTCTATAATGATATACAAAATAGAATGGGATGTTAAACTTTGGACTTATGTAGTGTATATTAATGATGAGAAAAAAGTCCTAAATGTCAATAGCATACAAAAGGCTGCAGAAAAAGTAGATTATCTTAGAAGATGCTATGAAAGTAAAAACAATGAATCACGACTTAATACGATCAGTAACTGAAATGTTAGAGCGTCATTGGGACGTATATCAAATAGCTGCAAAACTAAATTTGAGTCCCGATGTTATACAAACAGTTATTGATATAATTAACGGTATATTATGAAGCCAAAGTGTTATCAATTAGTTGGTGTACCAGGATCTGGCAAAAGTACCTGGGTTTCAAATCAAGACTGGGCACCAGACTGTGCGTATATCAACACTGATACCTGGGTAGAACTGTACGCAAAAGAACAAGGTAAGACTTATTCAGAAGTGTTTGAAGAGTACATGCCCAAAGCCGTTAACATCATGACCGAACATGTTAAACTGGCCAGAGATGCCGGACAAGATATTATCTGGGATCAAACTAGCACAACTCTTGCTAGTCGAGCTCGTAAGTTTAATATGTTACCTGACTATGAACATATTGCTGTGGTGTTTGCCACTCCCGAACATAAAGAATTGATCCGTCGATTGTGGAGTCGCCCTGGAAAAGAAATTCCAGAACATGTTATTGCCAGTATGATAGCAGGCTGGGAAGAGCCCACGCTAGAGGAAGGTTTCAAAGAAATCTGGAGAGCAGTATGAACAACGAACTAGGATGGATTGCTGTACTATTTTTAATATTGTTTGGACAGCCTTTCTTAGCATTGATTTTGGCATTTTTAATCATTAGTTGTTGACTATTCTTTATTATTCATGTATAATAACATTACTTCAACCAACAGAGGATATATGAAAAAGACACTTTTAGCAGTAATGCTTGGTATTGCTTTGTGTGGCGCAGTTGATGCCAAACCTGGCCAAGGGGGCGGAGGTGGTCGCAGTTTTAGTGCGCCCAGTGCTCCGAGCAAAGGTAGTTTTAGTTCGCCTGGTCCTGTACACCCTACTGCGGCACCTAGTCCGAGCCCAGGTAAAGGTAGCTTCAGTGCTCCACAACAAACTACTACTCGAACCACTACCACAGTGAATCGTACTTATTCAAGTCGATACGTTAGCAGTGGCGGATATTACGGCGGCTGGGGTATGGGATATCATTATAACAATGGCTTGTTGACAGGTCTTATTATTGGTAATATGATGCATCCTTACGGTACTGTAATGTACACTGGCCCAGGCATGTACTACAATAACGCAGTGCTATATCCAAATGGACAAGTGGTTAATCAAAATGGATATTTGGTTGGAACCTATGCTAGTGGGCAGTTTAACCCTGTACAAAATGGTCCCATGGTAGCACAACCTGCTCCTGCTGATGCCGGTGCTCAACCAGTACAACAACCACAACAACCACAAGTTGTCTATGTTGAGAAGCCTGGCCCAAGTGCTGGTGAAATATTTGCTTACATAATGGGCGGCCTTGCTATCTTTGCGTTGTTAATTATTTTATTGGGGATAATTTAATATGATGTTCTTTATTTGGTCTTTGGTATGTTTTCTTTTTATACTTGTGCTAATGGTGGCAATTTTTCGTAGGGAGAGAGATATGATCGTATACCCCGATCTTGATGATGAAATTAATGAAATTGAAACTACAGTAACAACTACAGTTACTACTAATCAAGTAGCCACAGTGGGTACTATCTATGCTTATCAAAAGCCTAATAGCCCTATTTGGTATGTTGTCGATCCAGTGGATAATCAAGAAACTGAAGTCAATGCCAATGATGACTACTACCGAGATGCTGGTGGTAAAGTTTGGTCATTGATGTAAAAGGCAGCGAGAACTCCATCAACCTCAGTATGAGCCGCTAGGGTAGGCGCCTAACCCCTAGGGCAAGTAACAGTACAATCCTAGATGGTGACACCCTGGAACAGACAGGGCGTAGTTTTTTATAGAGGATAATTTTATGCCATGGATTCAAAATGTATCGTTGAGCGATATTAAAAAAGGGTTTCACTTTGATCAAGGCCCCAATGCCATGTTGATTCAAATTGTTGATTGTGGCATGGAATTCCCTAAGCCAGCACGTGACTTTAGAGAAGTTCATCAATTTGAATTCCTCGATGTTGAAGAAAACGATACAGTACTTGACGAAGCGATGCGATGTAGCCATGAGCAAGCCGCAGAGTTAGTTCAATTGCTACAACATGCTCTTGAAAAAAGAATGAATGTTGTTGTTCATTGTATCGCAGGTGTTTGCCGTAGTGGCGCAGTTTGCGAAATTGGTGTTATGTTGGGCTTTGACGACACTGAAGTATTTCGCAGTCCTAACCTTTTGGTCAAGCATCGCATGATGAAGGCGTTGGGTTGGACTTATGATGAGAACGAGCCTCACACTATCAACGGTGTGATGCTTGATTCTGGTTTAATTGTTCCTAAAAATTATGAAGGTGATATATGAAAATTCAATTTAGTAAAGAAACCATGC